TATCGCGCCGGCAACGATATTGCCTTGTTCTGTCTGCCACTTCGTGCTCTGGCTTTCTGTTTTCCATACGCCGCGGGGCGCAAGGTCCTTGCCCACGCTGATGCCAGAAAGGGTTTTTATCATCTTGATGATGTCGCCAGTGTTGCCGTACAGCCTGTTCCCGGTACGCCACATTTTCTGAAGAGCATCGACAAACCCTTTACCGGATGATGGCGGCGGAAGAAGAACGGAGATATCGCCCTGCAACAGCCTGGCGGCGTCAGATACCGAGCTGTCCACCATTTTCATAGCATCAGAAACATAGCCCAGCATGCCGCTGGCCCGCTCAACCACGCCGCCCTGAATAAAATCTGGCATGCCATCCATGCCAAACGCTTCGAACCCGTCGGTGATGCAATCATCCAGGGCCGAACATGATGAAGTCAGGATCTGTGCAGTCGCTGCACCCGATGTGGGAAATGAAAGCTCACCCGCCTCGACAAACTTAAGGTCAAAGCGAACCATTCTTCCTTCAGTTTTCGTGCTGCTGACGCGGATTTCCCCGTCAACACAAACGCTCATTTCTCCGTATGTAGGATGGATAAGCGTACCGGGTCCGGGTTTGTTCAGCGCCTCGATAAGGCGATCGCGCTGGTCGTAACAGTCATCACCGACAACATATGCTGAAAATGACGGGCGAGTGGTTACCTTTCCGAGATCTTCCGTGTAAGGTTTATCGCGATTGGGATACTCATGGGTTTCAACTCGACGGCCCACAGGGGACCCTTCATCTTCAACTTTGAAAGGTACGCCGCGGAATGAGGCGTCCTGTAACCTGTCTTTCCACGCCATATAAACTCCAGATATAAAAAAACCCGCCGAGGCGGGTTAATGAGATTGTAATTTCTTTACTTTGTTTCGGCTTCTTCCTGGAGCTCGAAAAAACGCTGTCGAAATCGCATGGGATCTTTAATGTAACGGATTGGCGCATGAGCTGTTCCGGCATCACTTATAACCAAGGTGCCATAGCCAAGTAATCGCCCTAAAATCCCTTGTCTAACTTGCAAGCTGGACAATTTTTTTATTGGTATTTCAACTGTATCACGCTTAATCAAACCCGATTTGGCGATCAGCCGTTTATTTGTTATTGCTGCCTCATTAGAACGTAAAATGAAGTAGCCGAGAGGTATCAATAAAAAACCTAATAAGGTCGGTATCCCAAGGAGGACTCCCCAAAAAATCCATGGAAACCAAGCCCATAAAGTAACATTGCCACGATAAATAACTTGCTCATTGCCGATTAAATTAGAATCAATATATGACATATTCTAAAACCCATTAGAAACAGGGATTAGATATTAACACTGTATGTCAAAATGTTACTACCAAATAAAATCAACCACCCATCCCGAACCGACCAATACTTGTGTATCCAACATCATGGTTAATATCTATACCGTTTGATCGACTATCTGTAACCCGCATGCCTGCTGGCGCGCCCTTAAACTCAACAGTAATTCTTCCCTCTGGTTTTTCCGAACCTGCTTGTTTGATCTGGTACTGGTTATAGCCAGGACTCGGCACCCCGGTACCATAGGCACCATACCCACCAGTCCCCCATTGCGCGGCATTCATGGCGTTAACGGTTTCAGAAGATCCGTCAGTGAACCATTCAATAATAGGCTTTAATTTTGCCCACATGTCCTGGAACCACTGGACAATCGGCCCCCAATTATTAATCACAAGACCAAGAGGAGACCAGTCAAATGCCTTCTTCATAATCGCCCAGCCACTTTCAAAGTATGGGCCTACTGTATCCCAAAGCGATTTGAAGAAAGGAGCAAATTCTTTCCAGTTGGAAATAATGAGACCAGCCGCCAAGCCTATTGCGGTAAGAACCAATCCTAAAGGGGACATTGCTAATAATCTGCTAACAATCCCTAACGCAGTCCCAACCCCCAAAAAACCTAACTTTACAAGTGCTAGACCTGCAGCAAGGCCAACAGCACTGCGAATTAGTCTTGGATTTGCCTCAGCGAAAACCGTGAATTTCTCACCCAGATCTCCAAGCCATGACGTTAAATTTTTAATGTCCCCTGAGAATGCGCCACCAATGGCTGCTAGACCATTGGTGGCTGTGCCGGTCATGGCATCCCAGAGATTGGTAAGCGTACTTAACTGCATCTCAACACGCTTATCCAAGCTAGCCTGTTTATTCATTTTTTGTTGAATTTCATCATATCCGCTTTTACCTTTATCAATAAGAGCATTCAACACCTGGAGAGTTTCGGAGTCGTCACCAAAAATATCTTTTAGAATCCTTGTTCGCTGCACATCAGTTAAACTCTTTAGCTTGGAAAGTTGCTTAAACAGGTTATCAAGCCCGCCAAACGAACCTTTTCCATCTGTGAAATTTAACCTGATTCCCTTTCTGCTCATCAATTTATTCGCGGCTGCCACTTTCTTCAAATCCAGCCCCCCCTGAATTACCTTACGCAGAGCATTACCTGCAGATTCTCCCGGCATACCCATCTGGTCCATCATAATCCCGATAGGAACAAGACTTCGCGCTGCGGCAAGGCCGTCTTTGTTAATCATCTTTAGGACTGAGCTGGTTTTGGTAAAGAACGACAGCATGTTTGTGTCGTCCACGCCCAGATAAAATGCCTTCTGGATCGTGTCGAATAACCCCATCATGTCTTTCGCGGCAGTGCCGGTCGCATCTTGCATTTTGGCTGCGAACTCTGCCGCTGCCTCCGGCGTTTTCTTCAATTGAACAGCGAGGTATGCCGATGCCTTACCTACCCCGCCGAGAATGTTCTCAGCAGGTATACCCTGACGAACCAGCATCTGCATCATGTTCTGAAAATCGGCAGTTGTACCAGGCAACTGGTTACCTAGACCAATCGCAAGCTTATTGATCTTTTCAAAGCTGTCACCAACCTGACCGTTGGCCTCAGTCATTGCGACCTTTAGCCCCATGGCGGCATCTTCCTGCTGTGCATAAGCACGACCGGTAATCGCAAGGCCCGCGGTCAACCCCGCTGCAAGACCTAATGCACCTTCAGACTCACGCTCAGTTACGCGACGAAGCTGCCGAATATTGCGCTGCATGCGCGAAAGAGTTGGAGATAGGCGATCAACGCCAGTAATTAGCGCCTTAAGTTCAAAATTAGCCATTGTGGCGCTTCTCCTGTTCTATTCGGTTTGCCTGACTGACCAGCATCGGGATTTCACTGATTGGCATGCTCAGCATTTCAAAGGGATTGATGCGCCAGTAGCTGGCGCAATCGAAGAAGCGATCAGTGAGGTAATCAGCCGTCAGGCCTGGAGGAAAAAACCTGCCACCATCCAAGCGGCGATATTAAGATCTGCAGGGGACATCTGATCCACTGAGCTTTGCGGTACGTTCGCAAGGCGTACAATGTATTTCGAGACGACACCGGACAGCAGCTTAATCGACTCGTCATGGTTCATCTGATAGGGATAACCCAGCTCACGGACGTCTTTGCCCGTCGGCTCTGAAAGCTCCAGAACGTGAACGGTCTCACCATGAGCGGTAATAGGTTTGGTTAACTGCAATTCCATCACTGGTAGTCTCCTTCTTCACCGTGGAACTCAAGTTCTGCCGTACCTTCTTCAGCGTTGTGGTTCGCTTCGCCGTGCAACCAGGCGGAAGACAGTACATAGACCTGACCATTCGCCAGCTCGGCTGTGATGGTCATCTGATCTGAAGTGGTGATTTTATTCACCGGAAAATCCTTCGGCACTTTAAAGGTGCCTTTGACGTAAGGGGCGCGATGGGTCTCTTTACGGTCAACTGAACCCTCCATACCAATGATGTCGTCATTAACGACGGTGTTCATCGGCACCTCAATCCCGCCAGTCAGCGAAAGCTGCTGACCGTCGATTTTGAAATAACAGGTACCAGCAATTCTGGCCATTATGCTTCCTCCGGATACTGGAGACGGAACTGATTGAGGAGTGCAAACACACGCAGCTGATTAACGTAATCAGGCGGATAAAGCACGTTGATGCGGGTTGGATTATTGGCGTCGCGCTCAACGATCAGGTATTTCTTGAACAGGTCGTAGTTCTCAACAATACCTTCACGTTCCATCTGGCGGTAGGTTGCCAGCAGTTCGCCTTTAATCACCGCCGGTGTCACGATCGCCTGACCGGGCCCGAAGCGGGTGCCGTCGTTCGCGAGCTTATGGCGGCCATATTTGCTCGTGATGACCGTCTTCAGGCGGCGCAGCACATACGCGCTGGTATGCAGCGTTTCGCTGTCCAGATAGCTGTTATCCGCCACGCCATAAGCGTTTTTCTTGTACGTGGTGATATCACGCTGTATGCGCAGCACGCCACCCTCGGTATACGCCGTGGCGATGCCGTGCGTTAACAGAGATTGCTGCTCAGTTTTGATGAAACGTTTGCCGTTAGGTGGTGGAAGCATACCGACCAGTTCGCCGGTCTGGGTTGGCCGGGCCGGATCGATACGCAGGAATACTGCAGCACGCGCTGTGCGGCTGGCGGCCAGCTCATCGGCACAGCACTGTACAGCTTTTTCGTAACCCGCCAGGGTTAAGTGCGGATCGTTGAACATGTCACCGACAGTAATCAGGTCGCTTACGGTTGCGATCTTCGCTGTATAAACGTGCCCGTAAATCTGGCGTAGCCAGCTCCAGCGCCCGCTCGTGTCGTTCATTTCCTGGCTGATGGCGTTAATCGACGCGGTATCGTTAAACGGATGACCGATATAGTCGAATGATTCATCGCCCATTGCCGCAATGGTGCCTGTTAACACTGGCGCGCCGGTGCCCGCGGATCCGGTCGCGATCGCCACATTCACGCCTGACGGCAGAACTTCACCACCACTGAAACCGTAATAGTTCAACGTAATCGGCGTATCGTTGGCCCAGGTGCCTTTGTGGCGCGCGGTTAACGTAACCACGCCAGCCGCCGCAGCCGCGTTAAACGGCGTAAGGCCGTCGGCGGTGATGGCGCTGGCGACAGATGTCGCGATCGCCGCCACGGTATCACCAGCGCTTACTGCTGCCTGAATACGACGATTACCGATATAGAGAGTAATAACGCCAGCGGCCAGGGCGGAGCCGGTAACCGTCAGGGTAAACGTTGCTGCAGTGCCTGCGGCTGGTTCCGGTACCGCAATGACCCACAACTCACCGAACGGATCGGTTTTGCGGTAGGCGTCCACCATCCGAGCCAGCTGGCTGCCAGCTCCGGCCATGCGGACGGCGTAATCTGCCGATGGCATAAACACAAGCTGATTTGTTACGATTTGCGCACCGGTATTAGCATGCCCGATAAGCAGGCTCGGCGCACTGGTCTGCGCGGTGTTGGCCGCGCTGTTGTCCATCTCAGCATAGAACAACGGGACGCGCAGATCGGACGGGATGGTATTCATTGAGACCGTCATTTTTTATCCACCTGTTTTACCGGTTCAGCCGCTTCTGCCGGCGGAACAATTTCAATATCCCCGTCCAGTTCCCGACGGTACCAGTACTGATCTTCTTCGACGTTTCGCCCGGACGAGGGCAGCAGATCGCCGCGGGCGGGGTCATGGACTGACCGCCCTTTTTTGGGTTTTACAAACATGGATCCTCTCAGGGGTTGAGGGTTATTTCGGTGTGATGCTCGATATTTCCATCAGGCCCGTTACCGTGCTCAATGAAATCGACGTCGACTGAAAGTGTTTTGAATTCATCAAGAGCGTTCAGCTCATCCTGTTGCCGCGTATCATCCTCGCTGAGTTCTTTTGTCACGATAAAATCGAACTGATAAATAAGTTCATGGCGGTTTAGATCCAGTAACGTCCCACCGTCATAAATTATGGGATTGCCGTCAGGCTCAGGATTCCAGCCAAGCAATGCTTTAAATAGCATCTGGCGAACATCATGAACGACGTCATATGAGGCAAACTGTCCGCGCTCGTCACGGGAATTGCTTACCATGACGATGACTGAAAAGCTTTCTCGTATATCCTGCCAGTAATCCGTCAGGCTTTTCTGTTCCGCCGGGGAGTCATCACCCGGGACAACGTAGGCCGCAGGCAGCGCCAGTTTGCCTACCTCAGGAAGGTTTTTAAACTGCGCCGCACCGGCTACCCTGTTTGCGAAATAAGGTACCCTGGCTCGGAGTGCGGCGATAATCGGGGTTAGCTTCATGTTCTTTGCCTTACCGGGCGAACTGATTGTCTTAACTCACGCAACAAATAATATCGGGTCCAATCACGGTTCTTATTGAGCGCCTGAATCATAAAGTTATTACGTGGTGCAATACGCCAGCCATTGCCCCCACTGCCGCCACGCCGGTGGCTTCGCTCGCGTTTAGCGCCTTTACGAACACCAAAGAACAGAAAGGCCGGGTAGAAATCCCCTTCAATCATTCTGTTTCCCTGGCCGTTCTTTTGGTTAGGCGCAATGCGCGTCATAAAACCCGGCCGCTTGCTGGACGCTTTAGGCACCATATAACCAATTGACCGCGCTAACCGGCCCGAGCGGTAACGAGGGTTATCACCTGGCTCCGACCGTCCTCGCTTCATGACCAGTCTGCGTGCATCCCGCATATGAACCTGGCCTATACGTACAAACGCCCTGCGGACCCGGGACCTGTTGAATTCGAGTCCGTTAGTCTGAAGAAAATCAACGTGTAAAAATGGTTGTGTCATTTCCCCCTCCACTGTCCGAATAAACGCCAAGCTCTTCGCACTCAAGCAACAAAAAGCGCCGTTCATTATTCAAATCCCGTTGACGTTTCACGCGATAAACGATGCCAAGATCATCCACCACTTCATAATCAGAAGTTATCTCCCGGCGGTATCTGATCGTAATGTTGTGAGTGACGATATTGTCCACCTGCACGGATTCACGTAACGTGGTTGCGCCGACTTGATCAATCTTTGCCCATGCGTCTCTGTTTACCCGGTAAACAGGCTCGCTGCCATAATCGCCGCCCGGCATGTCCTCCCTTAAACGCAGTTTTATTCGCCTGTTAAGTTCCCCGGGATCGGGAAGGATATAAACGGCACTTGTACGCGTTGAACGTAGTTTCATAATCAGAACCCGGAAACGGGAAGCCGGCGTGACTTCAGCAGAAATTCAAAAGCCATTGGTGTTTCTGATTTTTCAGTTGCAGATACAGAGCTGCGGTTTTCGTACCAGTGGCTGACAAGCATCAGCAACCCCAGGCGGATATCTTCAGTTATGACCATGCCATCCTCATCAAGAGCAGGAATTTCGTCATTGGTCTTATAAAGATTCCGGTTGAGGTAGGTGGTTGCCTTTGCTTCTGCTGCAAGCGCCAGCAGTTCCAGTAGTTCGTCTTCTTCCTTAAAGTCATTCTCCAGGCGGCACTGCCTTTTGATTTCATCCAGAGTCAGCAGCATGGCTTCACCTTACTTAACTTGAGGCTTGGGTTTGTTATTTTTTTTCGGCTGCTCTTGCTGCTCTTGCTGCTCTTGCTGCTCTTGCTGCTCTTGCTGCTCTTGCTGCTCTTGCTGCTCTTCAGCATCGTCGGACGCAACAGTCAACGCATAACCTTTTTGCACCAGTTCACGGCCATGCTGCTCCAGGGTTTCAAACACATCCCCTTCCAACAGCACCTTTCCTCCCACATAAATGGGACGGATAACGGTCAGTTTCATAACACTCTCCCGACAAAAAGCGGCCCGGAGGCCGCTGTTATGGGTTATGCGCCAGCAGCAGGCGCAGTGAAGATCCCGTAGATAAACGCTTCAGGGCGTTTCACCGCCAGCGCCAGGCGCTCTTCGCAACGAATCGAGATCATGTTTTTCTCAAAGTCGTCGGCGTTCTCGGTGGAAATCACCACGTTGGCATCTTCACGATCGAAGATTTGGGCGCCAGCATTGAATGCACCGGTCAGGAATTTGCCAAGGAATGCCGCCGCTTCGGTAGCCACCACTGGCAGGCCCCACAGCGTTGGTCCGGTCAGCGCTGCCGGATTGGCAAGGATATAGCGGCCCAGTGTGTCTTTGCTGAGTTCAATTTTCGCCCAGTCAGTGAAGTGAAGGACGTGGCCGGACGCCGGGAAGCGTGCCAGTTGCGCCTGCAACATCGCCAGGCGCAGATCATCAATACCGTTTTGCTGCTCAACTGAAAATGCAGCAGCATACGCAGACGCCTGCGGCACAATGCCATCCAGATGCGCGCCAGTACCGTCACCGAAGAGGATTTCCTGTTCTTCAACGTATTTCAGACCATAGCGAAGCTCGGCATCAATCGTTGACTGAAGCTGCGGCATATCGTCAAGGATCTGCTTAGCCGCTTTGAACAGGTGCGCGATAGTGCGAACCGGCGTAATTTTTTCTGCGAAAGCGATATCGCTGTAAGGTTTGGTGGTATTTTCCGGCACAACCTTAGCGTTATTGGTAAACCCGGTCTGCTGTACCCAGTAAATGGTATTAGACTCGGTACGACCCGGAGCGATCAGGTCGCGAATAAACAGGCGCTGTTTCGGCTGTGCATCAATGCCAGGCAGACGATCCGGCGCAACAATCTGACCCGGAATGTTTACTGACAGAAGAGCAGCATTAACAGGAATGCTCAGGCGCTTGTTACCTTCGACACTGGCCGTGAACGCTTTCAGTGCTTCAGAAGACACAACCTGACGGCCTACGGTCTCAATGACTTTAGCCGCATTGTGTACGGGCATTTGCGCAACATGCTGTTCAAGTTCACCCAGTGATGCTTTCAGCGTTTTATTCGCTTCGTTGAGGGCGTTAAATTCAGTGGCAATTTTGTCCACCGCTTCCTTGGTTTGCGCAGAGAGCTGGCCGGAGTTTTTCGCTTCCCTGAGCGCATCTTCAGCTTTTTGACTGAATGTGCCGGATACCTCTTCCAGCTTCGCAGATACTTTTTTCAGGAGTTCATTTACTTCTGACATAGTGGTTCCTTATTTGCCGAACGCGGCAAGCGCGTTTTGAAGTTGTGCAATATTTTCTGGATGGATTTCATCGGTAGCGCCCGGCGTACCAGCAGGATCGGCAGCAGCGCCTGGCTTGCTGCCGGTTAAAGCTTTAAGAAGTTTTCGCCGCTCTGACCGTGGCGTATCGGTTTTCGCTAGCAGCGCATCAAGTTTGCGCAGCGCTGCCGCCGGGCTGTCATTGTCATCAGCGATTTCATCAGCAGACAGCAGTCGATCGGCAAACCCTTTCTCGACCGCATCGCTGCCGCCGATGTAGGTTTCTGCATTCATCATCGCTTCAATCGCTTCCGCGCTCAGGCCGGTTCGTGCACCGTAGATATCGTTCATGGCTTTATCAAACGGCTCCATATCAGCAGCCACCTGAGCCAGATCGTGACGGTTGCCCATCGCATAAACCCAGCAGTTGTGAATCATCAGAAACGCACCGCGCCCGATCTGAACCTCATCGCCCGCCATTGCGATAATGGAGGCTGCTGACGCCGCCAGACCCAGAACCTTCACGGTCACTTTGCCTTCGTACTCACGCAGCAGGTTATAGATCGCCAGACCTTCAAACATGTCGCCGCCCGGCGAGTTGATATTTACTGTCACGTCTGCGCCGCCAATTGCACGCAGTGCCCCGGCGATACGGCTGGCTGTAACGCCTTCGCCGTACCAGTCGGCACCGATCACATCAAAGACAGAAATACTGTTTTCATCAGACTTTGCGGCTTTGATGCCGCCGTTCCAGCGCTCCATGGCAGAAGACGGCAGGTCGCGATTTTCGCGCGCAAAGGGCCGCCCCTCCGGCGCTTGCGGAAGGCTTTTCAGAGTCATTGGTTTTAGTCCTGCGTTTCGGAGGTTTGCGACGCCTGCGCGTCGGTTGAGGTGTAAGGCTGAGTTTGACGCTCCGGGAATAACCATCCTTCCAGCGCTGCCCTCACCTTTTCGCCGTTACTTCCACTTTCCTTCCCAAGCTGATCGAGAGGGGTGAGGTTAAGCTGAACGGTATAGATGTCTCCACCATCAATTGGCGGAAGATTCTCAAGCCTGCGGACATCATTACGGGACATCCATCCGTTCTGCAGGGCGGTGGTGTAGTAGGCAGAGCGCCCGGCGCTATCAGCGCGCAGGAGACCTTCTACAGAGAACTCGGCAAATAAATCATCGTCGCCATTAAGGAGGCAGCGCGAGATTTCCTGCTCAATGTTAACCAGGAGCGGACGCAGCGTATTGGTCAGGAATAACAGGTTCATACCTTCGACACTCGACGCCCAACTGCTCTGCTTCGTCGTGTGACCCACCATAAATGGCGGCACCCGGAACCATCGGCAGATTTCTTCAATGCTGAACGAACGCGATTCCAGCATCTGGGCATCTTCAGGATTAAGGGTGATACCCTGATAGGACATATCCCCTTCAAGTACCATTACCTTGCCAGCGTTTTTGGATCCAACGAACCGATTAAGGTTCTCGCGGTTTTTCTGCCGCTGCTCTTTAGTCAGCAGATTTTTTGACAGAAAGAAACCAGATGTCTGAATGCCGTTTTCAAAAATTTTGGCTGCGGATTCCTCGACTGCCATCGCCGCGCCGAACACATCACGCCCGGTGCGCATCGGCATCATTCCGCAGATGCCATCTAGCCCAAATCCCCGGATGTGCATCATGTTTTTAAGCGGGATAATGCGCGGCACCCCCTTTTCTGTGTAGGTGTACTGAAGCTCACCGCTGTCCAGCCGTTCCACTTTCATGCTTTGAGGGAGAAGTGGTACAAGCGAAACCAGCTTGGTACCGATCATCTTTTTTTCAACGTAGGCATTACCCCGCAGACAGATACTGGCGACCACCATCAGCATAAATCTCGACGGGGTCATTTCACTGTTCGGACGGCGGCACAGCACCTGATAGGCCTGGTGATTAATCGCAAGTTTGCGTGAACCATCAGCCGCCCGCTCGTATACCTTCATTGGCAGGGTTGAAACAGACTCACTCAGCAGGCGCACACAGGCCCAGACAGAGGCCAGCGCAAGCGCTTTTTCTGCTGTCACGACCTTGCCGCTGCTACTGGTGCCGTACCACTCCTGCCAGAAAGCCGCGTCATTCAGTCCAATCGATTCGCCAAGCCAGTTAACAATCGCGCTTTTGATGCGGCCCGGCCGTTTTTTTTCCTTCATCAGATACCTACCATGATCGGGTCATCAAAAAAGTCATCAGGGTCTCCAGTCTCTACAAGAATCGCGTCCTCTGCCGCGCCTATCGCCATAGCAGAAGCCACCACGCCATCAATACGGCCGGTACTTTTCTTCTTGGCAAAGATGCGGTTATCTTTCTGGTCGGCTTCCAGAACAGCAGAGGCCGCATTCCAGCGCAGACAGGGGTTGGTGCGGATTATCAGTTCGCCGCTGTTAAGGTGTTCTTCAAAAAGCTCGATTGAGCGCGGCATCCATAGTCCTGATTCCTGCGCCTTATAGAAACCCTGCCCGTGTGGGATCAGTTCAACTTCAACAGACTGGTTCGCCAGTTCAACTTCGAGATATTTAATGCGGTACTGGTCGCAGGCTATGCATCTGATATCGTACTTTTGCGTTAACTCGCCGATGCGGTCAGCTACAAATCCGTAGTTAACGGCTTTACCCGGAGGCGCGTGAATAAACCCGTTACGCAGCCAGGCGTCATACGGCACATGGTCAGTCTTGGCACGTTCCAGAAGGGTGTCTTTTGGTGTCCAGAATTCAACAAGAAGCTTCTTCTGCTTCGGAAAGTAAAGTGCCAGGGAAGTAAGGTCACGGGAACCGGAAAGATCGAGGCCGCCATAACATTCTTCACCTGCCAGATCATCCGGGTCGAAGTCCTGCTCGCATTTCATCCACGTATCGCTGTCAATCCACGGATCCGCAGATTCCACCCACTGACAGAAGTTAAGGCGGCGAACAATACTCTCTTTCGATGGCATACCCCGCGCCTGAGTAACCTGCTCGCGCAAATATTTCTCGGTAAAGGTATGTCCCAGCGACGGGTTAGCCTTTCCCCAGCAGGATTCATCTTTAAAGGGGTCGTCCCCCTCATCCAGCGAGCAGATGAAACTGAAAAAGCTGTCGTCTTCGAGATCGCCGGCAGCAACTTTGCGACCGTACTCGTGATACTCGAAACAAACGCTGGTTTTATCGTGGCCGCTGTTGGTGATCAGGAACATCAGCGCCTGTCGACGCCCCTTCGTGCCGGCGCGCATCATCTCAACGACGGCGTTTGTTTTGTGTTCGTGAACCTCATCAATCAGCGCGCCGTGCGGACGCGGACCAGACTGTCCATCGTCAGAACTGATAGGCTTGAAGAAAGAACCTGTCTGCAGAAATGCCAGGTTCCATACATTCAGACCAGTGCCGGATTTGGTGATACGCTGCGCCAGCGCCGGAGACTGATCCACCATCGTCACCGCATCGCGGAAGAGGATCATCGCCTGATCTTTCTTGGTGGCCGCTGCATAAACTTCGGCTCGGGGTTCTTTATCTGCCATCAGCAGATAAAGCCCCACGCCGCCCGCCAGCGGTGACTTCCCGGAGCCCTTACCTGATTCGATGTAACTCATGCGAAAACGGCGAGTACCGTCGGCGCTCTTCCAGCCAAACAGCGAACCAACAATGAAGCACTGCCAGGGAAGAAGGATAAATGGCTGCCCTTCGTGCTCGCCGCCGTTCAGCTTCAGCACCTGGGCAAAGAAATTAATCACCCGGTTTACCGCATCCACATCCCAGAACAGCCCACGAGCCGGGCCTTTTTCCAGATCGCGAAGGTGGCGGGCGCAGGCGTTTCTAATATCTGGCCCTGCAAGCACCCTCCCCGAAGTTACGTCCATTGCATATTGCGTGGCGGGATCAGCCGAAGAACTGGTTGAGCGGGTCTTCTTCTTTTTCTCCACCATCTACATTTACCTTTGACCTGGCCGCAGGAGTTAATCCGAACTCGACCAGGTAGCTTTTGAACCGACGATCGGCATCAGCCAGCATGGCAACTGCCGGATTCGCCTTGATAAGAAAATCGCCCATCTGCGTTTTGGTCGTATAGGTGCGCCCTTCGATGTCGACTATCTGGCGCAACTGAAGAATTTCCGCGTACAAATCGCAGAGCCGTTCAAGCGCAAGAGAATCGGCAACCGTGAGCACACCCATTCCGTCCAGAAGCACGGTGAGTTTGCCCCAGGCTGTTTTTCCCCAGTCGGTCAGATGTGATGGCGGGCTTGGTGTCTCCCGGGCTGGCTTCGGCTCGTTTTTATTGAGCGCACGTTTGCCCGGATTACCTGTAACAACTTTCAGATGGGTTGGTTTTGGTCGCCTTCCGGCCATTTCCAACCTCCGGAAAAAAACTTTTCATTTCGCGGTTGTGCATAAAAAGGAGGGCTGGCGGTCAGGAACAGCGTGTTTCCGGAGCTTTTCACCCACCCTCCCCCTGCGGCTTACCGGCGCCAGTGTGACCCCGGGTCAAGCGGCATGCCGTTCTCGTCACAACCAATGACGTGACCGCGCTTTTCTTCGCGCTGCTTGGTAGAGTCGTGATGCTGCTTGCAGAGGGGTTGCCAGTTGCCTTTATCCCAGAAGAGCTTTTGCGCTTTCGCCACGGCTTCCTGGCTGCCGCCGTTCAGCGCCTCTTTAAGCCTGTGTGGTCGGATATGATCCACAACCGCGGCAGGTACTGCCCGACCCTGTCTGTGGCACATCACACACAGCGGGTGAGATTTCAGGAATGACAACCTAGCTTTATCCCAGCGACTGCCATAAATACGGGATTCCTTCATTCTGTTTACCTTGCCTCACGAATGAAAGACTATGAATGGAACCTAGTCGATGTACGAAAAAACCCACAAATGCGTGGGCGTTATAAATTCAATTGCGGCTATAATTCACTGCTTATCTTTAAAATAATAACCAATTATAAATCCTAATGAAGTGCCAAGAGCGCCTATTACAACTGCGAGCACTTTATCAAGCTCAAGAAATGTAATTTTTAGTGCTTCCTCACTAAGGCCCTGCTTATTTAATTCCACTATCCATTTTATAGCCTGATTGTTATACCAAAGGGTAAAAAAGAAACACCAGCAAATCAGTCCAAAAAAACCCAGCAAGAACCAAAGAGTTAGAGCGCTTCGAGTTCTCCCATCTCTTTGTACGGCATTTAAGGATGAGTTCTCTTGTTTTTCAACCCTTTTTTGCACCTCTTCATTCTCAGCCTGATTCTTTTTAATATGTTCTAAGGCTTCTTCAGGGGTTATTAATCTAGGCATTTTTATTCCCCCCAGAATTCTCCCCTAAAGATTTAATTACTGCCGTGTAGTCATTCCACATAGACTGATTATAATGATAAGAATCTAAAGATGATTGCATAAGTAGCTCAATCATATTTTTTAATTTTTTTATCGTCTCATTCTCTGCCTCATCTTTATTTTGGCGCGCATCTGCATCTTTAATTATATCGAATATATGCAATGAAATATTGTAGATATCATCAGATAGCTTATCGCCAGCGTCTCTAAACTTAGTGAGACGCTCAATCATTTGCTTGTTAGTAAGCTTGTCCACAAATGCTCCTGGAATATAACCGTATCCATTCAAACAATAACACACTCACTACTATTATTCCTGATGTAATGTCGTTCTTGTCGCATTAAAAAGTAATGTAAAAGCAGAGCTAATGTAAGTCAGAGAACATCATCAGGCGCATTCGTAAGCGCGCCTTGGGATGCTCACTTCACGGCGCTATACCAGGCCTGCCAGCGAAATGTGTTGATCCGCAGATGGCGCAGGCATGCAGCGGTCTCGATGTCTGCCTGCAGGTCCTCATCGCTGTTTGTCCCGGCCTTACTTGCTTTGCACGGTTCCTGCATCAAATCCGCTGATGGAGTTGGCAGCGTCGATGGCACGCTGGCGCAGCCGCACAGACTCATCATCAAAATCACACCTGGTACGATCCGGAGACTGAACATATTTCACCACGTCACGGGTTATGGTCCGGTAAATCACTCTGGCTTCGGCATTTGCCGCAGCGGCCTGTTTCTCTACCGGCTGGATGGTTTTCTCGGCCTTATCTTTCTTGTCCGCTGCCAGCGCGTTAATGTGATCAGCGTGCGCATTCCAGCCAGAACGCCAGGCAATAAGCGCAGTGGTGGAGATAGCGACCACCAGCGCCAGAAGAACATAACGCCAGTTCATACCAGCGCACCACGCGCACGGTTGTAACGTTGCCTGCGGTCTTCAATGCCGTTCTGCCCGCCATTAATAATCTGCGTGACGCGGGCAAGGTCTCCGGAGTAAAGCAGGCATCCGCTGGTGGCAAAGAACCATGCTGCCGAACGCGCCGCATTACGGTCCTGCTCCAGTTGCTCCGGGTTGGTGACCAGATCGAGTTTCAGTGCGGCGCCGCAGCGTCGGTAATTATCCTGACCGGTGATCTGAATCAGGCCGCGGCCGCGGTATTTCCAGCCGTCACCCGGGGCTTTATTGCCCAGGCGTTTGCTGTAAACCAGATTGGCAATGGCACGCTGGCGCTCCAGCGGTAACGCCTTTTCATACGAACGGCGGCCCAGCGCGTCAGCCTGGTCCTGAGTGAGTCGCCCGGCACGGACAAAACCCGCCAGACCTGCCACGCTGTAATTCATGCTCTCCACCAGCCGGGTGAAGCCAGCAGATTCATGCCCGGTCTGAGCGATAAACATCGCCTGGTCAGTCGGTGCAGTGATTCCGAATTCTTTCATGGCCGCTTCAATGTGCGGAAACCAGCGCGCAGCTAATCCGGCGCTTATACCAGCCGCCTGCTGAAATTGTGATTGTTTCATTCAGACCTCAGTACATAGAAGAGCCGCGCCACGTTACCCCGCGCACGAAACACGGCGGCGCAGATAATCAGGTTTATAGTCACGGTTGCCCAGTGGGTATGCAGGTAGGAGTCAAACAGGTACCGGAACGGCACCGATGCATACGCCAGGATAATCACATAGGCCAGCCATGAGGCCCACGGGTTATGTCGCCCGCCAGGCTTGCGGAACATCATCAGGCGCAGAACAATGGCGGCACAGGCCATTACGTTCGTCACCACCAGCGGATCGTTAGTTACCATTGGTTCCCCCTCTCCAGCGTGCCAGCAGCTTTAGCGGGTCCTGTTCACTGAAAAACGTCAGTGTCTTGATGGCTACGGCAGACAGAATCACCGCGCCGAGCGCGTCCAGTGGCTTGTCTGCGTAGCCCGTCATTTTTGCCAGCCACGAACCCACCAGCCCGGAGCCATAGACGCCAGCAAAATAAGACACAACGAAATACGCGGAGCGGCGAAAAATCGTCAGGTCGGCAGCAGTGGCCACATAGAAAACAGCCCCGGCAAACGCGCCGAACACCACGCCGTAATCAGTGCCGGTAAGCAGTCCATAAATGCTGGCGCCGGTCAGCGCGCTACCGGCGGCCGCGGTACCGGAAAAAGGTTCGGACATTACGCCCCCTCTTGTGTGTGAGTCCTCTCAGAAGTGAGGGGAAATAAAAAAGGCCGCCTTGAGGCAGCCTTTGTTGAAATTTAATTATCTAATAAAACGATTTTTCTAATTATCAGGCCTAATTATTAGCCCAGTCAGATATCATCTCATCTAACTCTTCAAGTGATTCGGGGCGTCGTAGCCTGTAGTAGTCAGAATGGTCATCGTCCTGAGTGAAGATGACAGCGAAGGGATTTAACTTATCCGCAAACACGACATACGTATCATAGAATTCAGGTTCTACCCCTGGAGGGAGATCTTTAATATGTCGGGATTCGTCCCAATCCACATGCACTACTCTCAATTCTACTCCCTGTCGTTTTAAGAGTTTACTTTGATCCAGATTTACTAAGAAATCCGTATCGAACTCATCTAATTCTTCTTCTGTGAAGGTCTGAGTTCGTCGTCTCTCAAAGATATCCGTCATACTTTTTATCCTTATGCTGTGCTGGTAAACCTACAACATAAGAAGATTAAGTAACCTAATCAAGCAACAAGTGCCAAGCCTTAACCCATACTTGACGTAGTTTCATAGATACCCGCATCAGTAAGGGCACCACCAGCTAATCCTGTGCCGGAAATCGGATCGGACATTTGGCCCCCTGCAGTCAGTTCTCTGAGGATCGGGTAAATAAAAAAGGCCCACCGAAGTGAGCCTTAATGCGGATATAGTGACGCAGTTACTGCGAAGCCGAGCCCTGATGAGAATGAGCATGAGTCTTTTCTTCAGATCTACGGGCAAAAAAAGACCTGCTCGGACGAACAGGTCATATCAGGAAGAACATTTCTCGACGGTGCCGGGTGCCTCCCGGTGAAACACTGACTGGATGCAGCGCTTCGCATGCTGAAACAACTACAGAGTATCCAGTAATGCCCCTCCGCACAGGGGGATTCGCCATCATTTTTCATTTTTATGACTGTCAAAGAATGCTCTTTAATCGTAGTGCCCGCATTAATGATTTCAACTCGACCGATCCAAATTTTGTCACTTTGCAAATATGATCACAAACCAGCAAACAACCCTTTCTATAGCGTTTAAGAAAGATTGATTGATCGTAATCAGGCCATAAAAAAGCCCCGCGCTATCATCTCAGGCTACAGCACCGGAAATCGGATCGGACATACCCCCCCTATTGCCGTAAGTTCTCTCAGAAATTAAGGGAAAGAAAAACCCGCCCGGTAGCAGCTTTTGGAAATGACAAAACCTTGCCATTAAGAAGTTTAGGAATCGTTTTAAGTCCGTGGCGTAGAAACCACTCTTAACACGATAAATGCATTTTTGCGGACCGCGTTAATGTTTTTTAAAAAAAATTAGATACGTTTAGAATGCTTAATCAAATGAAGGATTAAAAATGTTTGAATGGGTTTATAACAAAAATGGCAGGCCTGTTATTTTATTAGAAAGTGACTGTTTAAGAGATAACAGGGGAAGGGTTAAAGCTTGGCTGGTGGGCGGTAACATCTACTCTCTGCATGGCCGCCATATAGGTTGGTACGAAGATGGCGTTTTTTATGATAGCCGCAACAGGGCGTTGGGGTTTACTAGGGGTCATACTGGATACATTCCAAACCTTCCTGGCCTCGGGGGGTTGCCGGGAATGCCTGGTTTAGCTGGAAAGCCGGGAATGCCAGGCTTGGCTGGCATCCCGGGAAGGCCTGATTACGGTGGATGGTCAGAAACCCTTTTCGAAAACTATTTCTGAGTAGGTGGCAGGCCGGCTAATTTAGCGGTCTGCATATTAACGATACAGTCCATTTCTAACTGGATATCGAGCATTGAAAGACACCCATCAATAAACCCTTCCGCCATCTGTATTTCAATGCGTATCAGCTTCTCATCTTTTTTCCTGGCTCGCGCTATGCTGCGCTTTGAAATGCCGTACAGGTAATGCGCCACGAGCAGAGAATGCTCATTTGGCTTCTTCTTCTGCAAACGTGCCAGGCAGCTTTCAATAATCAACCCATCGTCGTCAGTACAGAATGGTCTGGACTTCCCTGTTGGTGGTAGCAGCCCCTTAAAGCCAGCCGCTATATGTGAGTAATCGACTCCGGAACTGTCGCTCGCAGCCCAACCACCCCATCGTTCCAGTACCAACTGAATATCGCGCATAAATTTCTCCACTAATTATGCCAGCGCGCCAATGGCAAGCGCCCGGTCTAATGTTTTCAGCAGTAGCTCCGGCTGCGTGCCGTATTTGGCTTCAAATGCCCCTGCATCCGCATGAAGTTCATCGTGGTGCGTTCTGCACAAAGGCAACACGAATAAGTCATGGGCTTTGGTCCCCATTCCGCCCTGTCCGTATCCGATCAGGTGGTGAGGGTCGTCTGCTGTTTTGCCACAACATGCGCACGGCTGCTGCTTCACCCAGCGGGTGTACTTCTCGCTCTGCCAGCGGCGGCGCTTCGGTCGCAACATGAACGACTCCGGTGTCTCAGGGTCAATCTTCAGCGCCAGCACCTGCTTTACGGCTTCCTCTACCATGCTGGTGGCCGGTACCGACGGCATGATGTCCGATTCACGGGTTACCGACTGGATAACCTGCGGCGGCATGCGCATCGCCTGGCGCGCGACTGATTCGGGGATCACATGCGCCAGCTTATTGAGCGTCAGCCACCAGCACAGCTCCGGCAGGGTCACAGCGTGGGAGTCATCGAACCCCAGCCCGCGCCGGACCACCGACAATACCCAGGCTACCAGGTTTGCCCGCGCAATGCCCGCCAGTTCGTCAGTAAAATGCTCCCGCACTTTGTTGTCGCAGGACCAGCACAGCCGCAGGGCGCCGGGCTCATGCCGCATAGTCACCAGTTCGTGGTGGTGATAGCTGGCGTGTGGGTACTGGCATCCGTCATCACGCAGCAGCCAGGTTTCCAGGCTCGCCAGTCCACCAGCACGCAGTATTACTTCGGGGTGTTCGAATACTGGCACCATAACCGGATCTTCAGCCAGTGGCTGGCGCGCCGCGGGTATTTCACCTGTCGGCAGGTCAGCCAGTCGATCCGGTTCGTTCTCCAGCAGGATGCGACCACGGCAGAAATGCGGCAGCAGTTCTGGACCGGGCCGGAAAGCCACCAGCCCGAACTCTTTAACGATCACAGGAGTTAACAGTGCTCTCACGCTGCATTCCCTTTCGCCATATGTTCCGCCCACAATCCGCCGATCCACTTAACCCCCTTCGCAGTAAAGCGCGCCTGGCTGAATGCATGGTTGGAAGTGGTCGACGTCCCGGTTTTCACTTCAAATCTCCCGGCGGCGGTATGCTGGTGACGCGGGGTAAGCGCCCCGCCCAGGCGATACATGATGTCGTTATCAATCAGGAACAGGCGGAACTCAGGCTCTTTGGCTTTAAGCAGCTTCGCCACCTGGCGGAACGAAAGCGAGCCGCTGGCGGTACAGTACCGATCCACAAATTCCACTTTCGGCGCGGCAGCGGCTAGTTCAAGCTTCAGTTGCTCTTTTTGCTCAGCGAGATCGGCAGCAAGGCGCAATGCTTCCGGCAACGACTGGGGAACGCTAACCTGTTGCCCGTTCTCCAGTTCAAGCCAGCGGTCAATAATGCGCTTACGCAGCACCACGTTGTATCCAGATACCAGGGTCAGGCATAAATCTTTAGGCAAGTGGAAACACGGATAGCTTCTTCCGTACTCGTCCCGGTAATCTCCCCAAATCTGGGGAGATTGAATATTGAGCTGTTCCAGCATTACCTTAATGTCACGACAAACGTGGTCATGCCGCTTATCGCACAGCCCGGCAATTTCAAGACTACTCATCGCAGGAAAGCCTGGATCGTTTTTAACGTTAGTTAACTGATTCATACTGTTCTCCACTGTTACTGATTAAATACGGGACTGCACTCCCGTTTCGTCTGCATAATTTGATACTACTGTGGATTTGCATAACGTTGTCGTAACCCTGTATATGCATACATTACTTTAACTGACTGATCGTTATTTCTACTTTTCCCTTCGGTACCACTGGCCCCCACTCCACCAGCATGCGTTTTACCTGGCTGTCGTCCTCCCAGACGCCCGCATGTGTCAGCGCGTCAAACAGCGCTTTGTTGTAGTTATCCAGATCACGGCGGCGCTGATCCGGAGGGAAAAGGATTATTGCGACTGCTGCGGGTGTGGTTGACGGTTTCGGCAGACGACGCAATTGCTCGATGATGGCAGCGCAGGCATCACTCTGATATTTGCGCCCGGCAGCGCTGATAAGGTGGCGACCAGCCAGCGGCCCCTTGTTCGGGGCGCGCCAGTAAGTGTTTACGCTCGGCGGAAATGGCAGGGTCAGCTTCATAGCTCAACCCCACGCATTTCGAGAAAGGCGACGGCATTTTCCCTGGCATGCTCATCGCCTTTAAGTAGCGAACGAACCAGATTAACTGCCTCATCCTCTGCACTCTGACCGTTAACCGAGATACCCCGGGATACTCCCGGATGAATGGTGATGGCACCCTTACGCTGCAGAGCACGAAGGTGATCATTAGCCGCATTCGGCGAACGGCAGCCCATCAGGCCAGCCAGCTCATAAATGGTTGGCGGGAACCCGTGATCAGCGATGTAATCGATAATCAGATCTAATACTTCCTGTTGCCGCACTGTCAGTTTCAGCATGCTGATGCCTCTGCTTTTCGCGCTTCCATCAGTAGCCGGAAGCGAATCCGCAGGGAGCGAATATTGTGCCAGTGATGGCTGGGAATGGATTCCAGGGTCTGCGTAATATCTGCTGCGGTAAGGCCATATTCGGCAATAACCTCTGATGCCAGTATCAACAGCCGGTCCTGCATGTCATTACGGATGCCGTCATGTTCAAAACTCTGCTGATCCAGCCAGGCGATAACCTGCTGCTGATCGGCATTCTCTTTAATCAGAGCCAGTGCTTTGCCGATCGTTTCCGTCGGTACGATGATAAATTCAGGATTTGCTACTGAATCAGCTGCCCAGGTATGCGCGAAGCGGGATTCGGAGAAAGTGTATTCTTCTTTGTCGCCGAACGCGGCACATGCACACGCCCAGAAGTTAAATCCGCTTTTTTCAATAATGTCTTTTTTGGTCAGTGGGATTTCCGGTTCAGCTGAAGATGGCGGGTTATCTTCGACAGGCCCGACGGCTTCCGGAATAATTTCAGGAATATTTTGCGGTTCTTTTTGTGGTGCTAACAGCCCGGCGAGCCGCTCAGCTTCACGGCGGATCTGCGACAGGAATGCATCGCCGCGAGCTTCCAGATCCTTGCGGCTGACATAACTCATAGCCGGGCCGCGCCAGTTCTTATCGAAAACAGCAACGGCACCAGCAAAGAACGCGCCGGACGGCACCTGCTTTTCATCCTTCGGTACAAACCACTTCGGCAGATCGAAACCGATACGCCCGCGGATAAACGCGATGTGATCGGCGTCCTCCGGCCACCACACCTCACTGGTAGCAGCCTTAATCAGGAAAACATAACGACCACCTTTCTCGCGCATCGCACTGGCGTGCTGCATGATGTAACGCATGCCGGTGATGTAATGTTCTTCATGTTGGCTGGCGCGGCTGTAGGGCGGATTCCCAAATGCGGCACCGTTAAGTTCCGCCAGGCGTTCTGACCAGTCCTGCGTCAGGGCGTTATCCTCGGCGGTGTAATACGCCTCGCATTTGCTGTTCTCTCCGTCGCTGAACAGGTCCAGCACCAGCGGGCCAAACATCGAATTGATACCCCAGAAAATGTTTTCAGGTGTACGCCACTGATCGCCAACTTCCTTCAGTTCGTGCACCGGCTGATTACGCAGTTCGGCAAGTTCACGGCAGTATTTATTTGGCATTATTCTTCCCCTACATAACGGCCAGCGAGATAACACCGCCCTTCCGGCGCCCTGTAATTTTCCACATTGCGAAGACAGGCAGCACGGCGTGAGATATAACGGCTCCGATCCGTATAGCTGATCGCGATATCAAAGGCCTTGAGCCAGACCGATGCAGCCCGGAAATAAAGCCCCTTCGCTTCCAGCTGCTGAGCACAGTCCTCAAGTTCAGCCAGTGTCCGCAGATCTTCCCCTGAAAGCGTTTCTGCCAGGGTTTGGTTAGACGGGTAATAAGTCAGCTTCGATTCCTGAAAATCCCGAAGTAACTTACCTTCATCATAAAAACGGCCAAGGCAGCGATTGATAGTGCTGGTGTTGGTTCCCGGCATGGCTTTGGCAATTTCGCGATAATTGCAGCCAGGGTTTTCGATGACATACTGCAAAACTTTCGATGCGATGCTCATCCGCGAAACCCCTCCGGAATGGTGTACGCCACGTCCTGGTGACTCGAACGGAACACCGCTGAATCAGGAAGTTTGCTGCGCTGGCCCCATGTATCGCGTGCCGGACGTCCGGCGGAATCCCACTTACTCGCCGACTGCAGATAGCCCGGGAACTTGCTCGGCAGGAAGAGCGTTGACGGGCGGAGGTACTCTGCCATTTTCAGGTCAGAGCCCCACTTCTCGACGCTGTAATCTACGACAAGTAACAGTTCCTCAGGTGTAAACCCATCCGCCAGGCGGGCACGGATGTTTTCCAGAGATGATTTGCAGACCTGGTACCGGGATCCGGTGGTCTTGTTCAGGTGAGATAAAACCTGTTTTGCCTGGTCAGTGATTACCACTGCAGGGTCGGGTTGCTCAGCAACCTGACAGGAAAGTTTTTTATCTGATGGATCATGTTTTGATTTTACTGACGGATCCCCGCCAGATTCTGACGGGTCAAAAGCACCGTTTTTGCTGGATTCTGATACCTCAAATTTTGACGGGTCAGATTTTGATGCGTCAGATTTTGACGTGTCAGAATCTGACAGGTGAGACAATGCGGCCGCCTGAAGCTTTGCCACATTAAGCTGGTAAATATTGGAGGCGTTGCGGTTGCCCTGGCGGCGCTGAGTACGTGAAAGCCAGCCGTCTTTCTCCAGCTTCGCGATCGCCGTACGGACAGTGCTTGGCCCTGCGCCGAGCTGACGCGCAATGGTTTCTATCGAAGGCCAGCAAACGCCTTCGTCGCTGCTGAAATCAGCCAGGCGAGCCATGATGGCCACACTGGATAACTTCATGCCCGACACCGCGCAGCCGTCCCACACGTAGCTGCTTAATTTAGTGCTCATGATCGACTATTTCCCTGAACTTGCGCTGGAATTGCTCGAGCGGACTGAAGCACTCTCCATGCTCGTAACCTTCCCGCAGATAGATAACGCGGCGGGTTTCAGGCTCCCAGCGGATAACTTTGACGGGCACGCCGTAATGGTCCCGGAACCATCGGTTAAGCTCTCGCATAAGGCTTTTGCCCTCCGGTAGTAGACCCCCACGACTGCGACCGCCCGACTGTGGTTACACGGAACCCAGCGGTTTGATAATCTGCGCTCATACCGAAACAACGGAACGCCCGGCACCGGGATCATCCGCAGTTGCGGTAAGCGGCGATAAGCCGTTAAACTGTTCATGCGTTAGTTCTCCACTGATTACGACACGCCACGGCGCCCGGAGCTGCACACTCGCGGGCGTCACTCTTTTCTGGCGTACAGAAAACGCGATACAGCAACGTTAAATGCTCCTGCCACTTCGTCATGACCTGATGGCTGTTCTCTTCAATCTGTTCGCGTTCCGCCTGGTCGATAACTCCGTCTTCAGTCGCTTTGCGTATGAACTGAGAGTGACGGCCAATCCACTCAATGGACTCCATAAGGCGATCATTAATATCGGCGTTATCAACCTGCTCTATTTCCACCAGCGGCACGTTAACGCTGTTCGAATGACGTGAAACCGCATCGGCAATGTGCTTGGTACCGCTGGCCTGCTGGAGAACCATCGCCCAGCCCATCGGGAAGATCTGATCGCCGTCGGTGCGCAGCCGGTTGAACAATGCGTTCTCGGTTACGCCCAGCCATTCAGCCGCTTCGGCGTAACCACCCGGCAGGCATGAGATTGTTTTTTTGATGGCTGCCACCAGCCACGCGGGCTGTTTTTCGACTTGCCAGTGCTTCTTATCCACGGTTAACCCCTTCTTACTGTGGTTACGGCTAAGCCGCCCTTTCGTTACTTTTCTGATAAAGCGAAGCGTCAAATTTGAGCTTCCCATTAGTTCGTGCTGCAGCTTCTGCTGCGCGGCCTTTTGGAATCAGTTGTCCAGGGCGCGTGCGCCACTGATAAAACGCTTCGGGCGATACTCCAAAAAATTCAGCAGCCTTGTTTGGCGAGCCGAAATACTGCTCAAGATCAGTCGTAGTCATAACGTCCTCCTAAGAATATTTAGATATTATTATCTAATTTTTTTTAGGTCAATAAAAACTAAGATAACTTAGGTTTCATCAACGAAGGTTTAGATCGTGGGAACATTAGGTACGCGTTTAAGGACGTTAAGAAAGCAACGAAAACTCACTCAAGGTCAGCTTGGTAAGGCCCTTGGTGTTTCAGATGTTACGGTAGGTTATTGGGAAAGGGATTTGAACGTACCTGGTGGAATTTCCCTCACCCGACTGGCTCAATATCTGGGTGTCAGCGAAGGCTTTCTTTTGTATGGCACAGAAGATGAAGCCAACATAGGGCCCGCCCCCGTTAACGCACTGCAGATACCTATCATTAGCTATGTCCAAGCAGGAGCTTGGTCACCAGAATGTGACGCCAGAAACCTTGATGGAACGGTGGAGTATATTTTGACGTCTGAATTTCACTCCTATTCGACCTTCGCTCTGAGGGTCAAAGGTAAATCTATGGAGCCGGATTTTGTTGAGGGCGACATAATCATTGTTGACCCAGAGATACCGCCCGGTCCTGGCGATTATGTTGTTGCCAAGAACGGCAGCGACGAGGCGACTTTTAAAAAATACCGCGCGCGGGGCATAAGTGACGATGGGGAAGAAATTTTTGAATTAGTTCCACTGAATGAAGATTATGCCGTCCGTAACTCCGCAAAAGAAAAGATCACAATAATCGGTGTTGTTGTCGAACATCGGCGGATGATGCGCCGCAAGTAACCCCTCCCCTCAGGAAACTAAATTAATTTAGATCCTGCTTGACCTTTAATCTAAGTTATTTTAGATTTTCATTATCTGCAGTGAACAGGCAGGACGCCTACGAAGTCGCCGCCGATGGCATATGAATAACCGGATGATTCGCACATAACAGGAAAGAGCACTGGTTGGAACGCACATAGAAGCTTCGTTGTCCGGGCCAGTGGCTGGGGAAGAATCCAGTACAAACCGACCGGCGGCCAGATCGGTGCCAGGTTACGCAGTGCTCTCTCCGTTGTGGTGAATTGCAGCCGCGCCGACGGCAACCAGAAGACAAGCGTCTGGCCCACAACCTCATAAAACCAGGCAGTTGTGTAGTTGTTTGGCGGTACCAAAGTTATCCCTTGAAGTCGCTGGTACCGCCCTTTTTTACGCAACACACAAGAGCATCACCGGATGACGGGCTCATTCCCCAATCCATCCGGGCGGTTGCAGCCGCAGGTGCTCTTTTGTGTTGTGTGGAGAAACTAACCGGCGGTGGCAGCCGCCTTTCTGAGGGTAAAACCGATGAGTAATGAACGTTTAACCAAAGTCCCTGATTTTCTGGGCGAGCTGGACGGCGGGGTGTTCGAGAACAAGATCGCCGCCGCGCTGAGCGAGGTCGCTTTCGGCGTCCTGAACAACGGGCAGAAGGGAAAAGTAACCCTGACGTTTGAAATTGACCGTATGAGCAACTCGGTCGAAGAGAAGCGCGTAAACATCAAACACAAGCTTTCCTATGTGCGCCCTACCCCGCGTGGCAAATCCTCGGAAGAGGACACCACCGAAACCCCAATGTACGTGAACCGTGGCGGCAAGCTGACCATCCTCCAGGAAGATCAGGGCCAGTTATTCACTCTCGCTGGTGACGCCGACGCGAAACTGCGCGCCCAGCAGTAAACCATTCATCAAATTTACTTAAGGAAAAATTATGTCCCATTCTTTAGACGCATCGGCTATCGAAAAAATTCGCGAGATGACGCTGTCTCAGTTGCTTGAAGAAAAACTGGCTGGCGCTGATTGCCCGGCTGCGGCTGTACCTGCAGGCGTGAACGTGCAAATCCTTGAGCACTTGTCTCTGGAGCGCTTCCGTTTCCGCGGGAAAATGCAGACCAGCAGCATCGAAGACTTCGTTACCTATTCCACTGGTTACGCTGCTGAAGGTACCCGCTGCTTTATCAATGCTGACGATATGCTAGCGATCGCCGTCTTCAACCTGGGCACTCTGTCCAATCCAGGACACGCCGATAACACCGCGCGCCTGATCCTGAAGAAAACGGCTCCGTTCTCCGCGCTGCTCGACATAAACGGTGATCGTCACAGTCAGAAAGAGCTGGCCGAATGGCTCGAAGATTGGTCCGAATATCTGATTGGCTTTGACGCTGACGGGCAGGTGATTGACGCCAAGAAGTCGGCAGCGGCGGTTCGCAAGATTACTATCGAATCCATTCAGAAAGCTGATTTTGAAGATAACGACTTTAGCGGTAAGCGCTCGCTGATGGAAAGCGTTGAAGCGAAAACCCAGGACATTATGCCTGTTGCGTTCGAATTTAAGTGTGTGCCCTATGAAGGCCTGGCCGAACGCCGCTTTAAGCTGCGCTTGAGCATTCTTGGCGGCGACCGTCCGATCCTGGTGCTTCGCATTGTGCAACTGGAAGCCCAGCAGGAAGAAATGGCCGCCGAATTCCGCGACCTACTCGTCGGGAAGTTCAAAGGCAGCCAGGTAGAAACCTTTATAGGTATGTTCAGCGCTTAATTACGTTGCCTTAAATGCCCCGCGTAGGGGCATTTAGTGAAGCGAAGTTAAAGTAATCATTGCCAACTGGGCGAGGGTTTCGCTCAACCAAAATTCAGGCGCGGTGCAGCGCGTAATAACGGAGAACAAGCGTGAATAAGAAATCAAATAAGCCAGATTTAACAGATAAAGCATCGGCCCGATTAACAACGAAACAGCTTATTGGAGCTGCACATCATGCAGCACGTTACCTTCCGAAAGCCTCTGGGGAACTCGTCACTGAATTGGCATCACGTTTGGATGTAACTCAGGTGGCACTAGGCGAGTCACTGAACATTCGTAACGCTCTCGTGGCTGAGAACGCGGCACTGGTCAATGTGCTCGATGGTGCGAAGAAAGGTGAGCCTTCTCTTGAAACAATGGAACGCGCATTTCGCGAATATTGTGACATTCCGAACGTGCGCGAAGGGTTACTGCAGATGTGGCGAATTATGCGTGATGACGTCTTTAGCAGTGCGCAGGCATGCAAGGAGAGGAAACGACCAAAAAAGTAGATCACTGTGGTATTTGTTTTGACTGGGCCCGTAATGGTTGCGGGACCTGTATCTTTAAAGAGTGACCGGGTGCAGCCGGTGAAGTGGAGGAATTATGCTGAACCTCGATTGTGTTCCTATCTCGACTTATTGCAAAGAAACCGGCGAGACCCTTGAAGCCATTAATAAGCGGGTGCAACGCGGCGTCTGGTTTGAAGGTATTCAGGTGCTGAAGGTGGAAGGCGTTAAGGAAAGATGGATTGATCTTAGTGAGGTTGCTAAATGGGCACGGCAGAATCGCCTAAACTCGCGCGCGGCGTAACCATAAGGAAGCACAACAGCGGCGAAACTATTAATATAACGTTCACGTACAAAGGGGTGAAATGCAGAGAGCCCCTTTCAAATCTGGAGGTGAGCAATAAAAACCTTAAATATGCTGAGCGCATGCTCGGCGAAATTCACAACAAAATCGAGCGTGGAAAATTTATATATGCCGAGTATTTTCCTCGTTCGGCTCGGCTGAAAATTTTCGGTAATGCTACGACTGGAAAAACAGTAAAAATGTATCTCGATGAATACCTAAAGATCTGCGAAACGAGGAATCTTTCACCCTCCACCATTGGCGGATATAAAAAATGCCGCAGCGCACTGTCCGATCTTCACATTTTCCCAGCCAGTGAGTTAACGCCGTCAGCATTAAAAACATGGATCCAGAATCAGAAAACGACATTGAAGACGATACGTAACCAGTTATCTTTTCTACGCTCATCGCTTGATGAAGCTATTACCGATGGTGTGCTACAAATAAACCCTGTGTCTTTGGTAACAGCTTCACGATACCGAAGTAAAGTGACTGAGACAGAAGATGATTATGTTGTCGACCCTCTATCACCTGCTGAAGTTGATGTCCTTTTGGCATCAGCTGGTAATAAACAGTGGGAAAACCTCTTCAGATTTGCCATCCATACAGGAATGCGCAGCTCAGAATTATGCGCACTTCGATGGAAGGATATCGATTTTATCCATAAGACTGCTCACGTTCAAAGCGCCAGCGTTGCTGGTATAACCAAGGGTACAAAAACTAAGGCTGGAACGAGAAAGGTCGAGTTAACGAACGAAGCGATGCTTGCCTTGTCGAGCCAAAAGCCATTCTCTTTCATGAAGGAGGCGACAGTGTTTGAGGATCCCAAAACGGGAAAATCCTGGGCAAGTGCAGATGCTATAAGGAAGAAAGCATGGATTCCTACTCTTCGTAAGGCAGGAATCAGATATCGTAACCCATACCAGACGCGACACACCTTCGCCACACGGCACATCAGTCAAGGCGCAAACCTATTTTGGCTAGCTACCCAGATGGGGCATAAAGGTCCGGAAATGTTATTCCGACATTATGGTTCATATCTAAAAGAATATGATGGAAATACTTCGGCAAGCATAAGAGTAGGACTATGATGAGATAAAGCTAATGGCCTTTACAGGCCATTATTCATATCAATACATTTTGCACTGAGTAATTCTCAACACCATAATGAGATGACAATACTGACAGGAATTCACTTTGCGAAGACAAAACCTTTTCCAACATATTTCTCTTAACCAAAGAAACAAAAAGAGCTGCAGTCCTTGCTTGGCAATTAATAGATTTAGCCGGATTAAATTCAATATCAGTAAACCCATCAAAATTTAATAGATGCAGAGCTAATTTTTTGTTTTGATTGAGTGCACTCAAATACAGCCAATCATAAAAAGCCGTTCTAGGGACAATTGGCCATATTGTATTATAAAAATTAAAACTAACTAATCCTCCTGACTCCTTTAGTCTTATGTCTTTTTTTGCTTCGATAGAAGTTTTATCTAATATATCAACAAAAGGCCCACCGGCTTCAAAGACTTTACTTGCCTGAAATGCTGACTCAACTGAGAATTCCTTTCCTAATTTTTTGGTCTTAATTCTCAGATTAAATGCACTAAGCTCCACTCCTAGTGCATCTTCAGATTTACTTGAAATTTCCAATAGAGAGTTCAGCCCCAGACCATTAGCAGCCATATGTAATGCCCTGATCGATTTTTGCTTTTGCGACTTAGACATTCCCGGAGACCAAGGAAAATCTACGTCCCTCGTAATTGACAGAACATCTCCAGAGTTCGTAGGGACAAAAATAGGTCTAACAGCCAT